CCGTAGAAGTCATCGCATTCCCCAAGCTGGTAGTCCCGCCGTTGTAAAAATAAATCGCTCGCTCTACGGCTACGTTCCATTGCTTCGTTCCGTCCGCGCCCGCTGCACCGTTTGAACCGGCTGCGCCGGTCGCGCCGGTATCGCCCTTATCACCCTTCGGGATAAAGTTCACCTTAACGATGTCGTTATCGCTGAAGGAACCGTTCGACACGATTCCCGCCACAGTGAAAGTATCCCACGATCCGTTATCCGTCAGCGTCCCGCTAATGGAGAAGACTGCAAACACCGAAGGATCGCTGTCCTTCCGCATTGTGAGAGTCCCACGAATCGTGGAAGTCGAATCGTCCCATGACGCGAGGTAAGCCGCCAACGCGTTTGCATCTCCATCCGTTTCCGAGATGTAGAGCGCCGTCGCGGACAGGAGAGTGGTATTATTAAATTGCAATTTGCCGGAACCGGGATCAGTTGCGGTCGTGGTCGTATCGTAAGTATACTTGAGACCCTGATTCCGGCCATCCGCACCGTTCGTCCCGTTGGACCCATTCGAACCGTTCGAACCGGCTGCGCCAGTCGCACCAGTTGCCCCAGTCGCGCCGGTATCGCCCTTATCACCAGTCGGGAAGAAATGAACCTTTACGACATCGTTATTAGCGAACACCCCAGTCGATGCTACGTGCGTTACTGAAAACGCATCCCACGCGCCATTGTCGGTGCGATTGCCAGTAATTTGAAAAATGGCGAACACTGAGGCGTCCGAGTCCTTGCGCATCGTGAGCACGCCACGAATCGTGGAAGTGCTGTCATCCCACGTCGCGAGATAGTTGCCGAGGGACAACACGTCACCATCCGTCTCAGAAATAAAGAGTGCAGTAGCGGAGGCAAGCGTCGCGTTGTTGAACTTCAGGAACCCGGAGCCGGGATCAGAGTTGGCGGTATTCGTGCTGTAAGAATACTTGATGCCAGCTTCACGACCGCCAGTTCCGCCAGAACCGGGAGAACCAGTCGCGCCAGTCGCGCCCTTCTTTTGGAAGGTCCAAACGATATTGTCCGCATTCGCAAAATTCCCACCGCTCGTGGCCACGCATGTCACAACGTAGTGGTGCCGGGCTCCCGCAACCGAATGGCTGACGACTTCAAAAATACCGTAAAGAGGAACGGCATCCTTGTTGTAGATGAAAATCAAATCGCCTGCGGTATCGGGGAGCCCTAGAGCGTCGTCATTGAAATTATTTTCCGCGTCCGTCTTGTTTACATAAATGTCGGTAACATCGCCGAAATCATTATCATTGAACGTGATTTCCTGCGAGCCCGGATTCGTCGAGTTGTTCGTGTTGAAGACGTAAGGGAACGCAACCGCGCCGCCCGGACGACCATTCTCGCCATTTGCGCCATCCGCACCGTCCGCACCATTAGTGCCGTTCGTGCCATTAGTGCCGTTGGTTCCATTTGTGCCAGCCGCACCCGTGTCGCCTTGGTCACCCGTGAAGGTAAAATTCAAAACCAGCGTGTCGCCGTCCACAAACGAACCGTTAGATGCAAACGGCAGAACCGAGAACGTATCCCACGCGCCGTTGTCGAGACGGGTTCCAACAACGTTCATCGCAACGGACGTGGACGGGTCACCTTCTTTGTGAATAAACAGAGTGCCCTTGACTGTAGACGAACCGGTCGTCCACAGATTCAAGTAAAACTCAAGGTCATTACTGTCCGCATCTGTCTCCGAGACGTAGAGGCTAGTAGCGAGATTAGGGTTCGCATTGTTAAACCGCAGTTTGCCAACTCCGGGATCAGAGGAAGCTGTTAAGGCGGAATAAGTATACCGCTGTCCCGCATCCTGACCGGCGACACCTTGAATTCCTTGCACGCCTTGCACGCCCTGCACGCCTTGCGGACCCTGCACGCCTTGCGCACCAACGAACTCGGGCGGAACGCGACGAAGCCGCCGAACGCCGGGGGAAATTTCCACCGTCGCGATTACTTCGCCTTCACCTGCCGGGATCGCTTGTTCCCATGTCGGGATTTCGCTCGTTTTCATGCGTTGTCAATACAGATGTAGTCGTTGTTGGCTTCCTTCACCAATTGATTGTCGTCATCCTGCCAGATGTCGCAATCCCCAAAGTTTAGGGGGCCGTTGTTAATACCTAACACATACCCCGGAGTATGAACCGTCTTATCGCCGCCGACAGCGGGATCACAAGACCCTGCGGGCAACCCAGTCAGTTTCGGCGGAGCGCATGGAGCGGTCTTGACCCGCACCGGTGCTGCCGAACCCGAAGACAAACCTTCACCGTCATACTTAGGCGAGTTTGACATAAGTCATCGTAGTCCGAGTGGCGATGATGTTAACGCGCGCACCCGTGGTGCATTTCGCTTGGAGCCGCACTTCCTCATTGTCCACAGAAGATGTGTAGATGACCGTAAAGCTAACAACACGATTCTCGTCTTCCGAAATCTCGGAGGTTTCAAACTGAGAGCCGTCCAACGTCGCCGGGACGGTATCGCGCAACTGAAGATAGACGATGTCCGAATCCACGATCCCGGTCAACCCAATCATTTGAGTTGAGACTGTGATCTGATAGGTGCCTGCGGTCGGAAGCAGCAGACGCGCGGACGAGTTGACGAAGTCCACCGCAGCAAACGTGACGGTGAGTTCATAGTCCGTCCCAACCGTGGCATGGTATTGACCATTCGTTTCCGTGTGCGATTCGCCGGGATCGCCCTGATCGCCTTGTGGACCTTGAATCCCCTGTGGGCCGACAATACTCTGCCCGGGAAAACCGGACGGCACAACCAACTTGCCCGTGGTGACCGTAACGGGTGGGCTGCTGGCCGCCTTGACGAGCGTCAACCACAGTGTGCCAGAGCCGTCCTTCGCGGTGACCAGATACCAACCCGAGTTTTGAATGAAAACGTAGAGTCCTTCAAGGATCGCCGGATTGTAGAGAGTCGAGATGACGATGTTCGGTGCGCCGAGATTCGGTTGCGTGAAGCTGGCCAGCACGACAGTAAAGGCGTTGGCCCCGTCGTCACCATCCGCACCAGCCGCACCCTGCGGACCCGTTGCGCCGATAATCCCTTCGTTGAACAGGCGCAGAAAATAGCAGGCGAGCCCTTCGCCCTCGGCGCGAGGATTATTTTCGAGACCGATATCGAGACTGCACGGCAGAGACCAAACGATCTCACCGTTCACCTCGGTCTTGACTACGTCGCCGAAAAATTGCTGCGTGAAATTGGCAATCTGCGATGACAGCGATTCGCAATCGACTGTGTTCGTCTCGGACGACTGGCAGGGGCTATCCCCGCAATTACTTTGACAGGACATGGAGTTTTCCTTTCAGTTCTCCGTGCCGGTGTGCGAACCAATATGCGAACACAGCGCCGACGCCGATGCACAGAATTAAAATTTCGTGGCCGACGATGAGCGACGGCAACATGATAAGCGCAATCCCCGCCGCACTTGCAACAAGGCTCGTGGTTGTGCTGCCAACGATAACCTTGAGAGGGGGCCAGACCAACGAGGCTGCGCCAAAAACAAATAACGCGATGCCCACCCACACGACTCCCTTGAGGGAGGAAAGCTTCGCGCGCGTCTCGGCGGCGAAATCTTTTTGGGCTGCACCGATCTTTGTGTCGAGTTTTTCCTCGGTCACAACCACCTTGCCATCAGGCAAAAATTCCCGGGTGATGCGGGACAAATTCTGAGTCGTATCCGATTTCGGATTTTCCGACTGCTTCACTTCGCCGGACAAGCCGGACGGGGTTCGAAAACCACTGGAGCCACCCTTCTGCGCGAGCGCGCAACCATTTGCCGCGAGGGCCAACGTCAAACCGCCGATGATGAGAAGGTCCTTGCTGGGTTTCTTAGGGGACTTCACGCGCCGGATCACGTAGATGGCAGTTGCGATACCGATCACGATTTGAACGACGAGCAGTGCGATTCGCAGCCATGACTCAACACTCTCAGCAGGAGTTTTTGTGGCCTCTGCTACGCCTTGAGCGACTGCGCCGGAAACATTACCGGTGACAACCGCGCCGATCTTGAATTCTTCCAACCGGAAAAGTCCGGTGACCTTTTCAATCAGGGAGTGAATGAGGTTGATCATATTTTTCTTTCGATAAAGGGGAGTGGGCTTTCGACCCACTCCCCGTGTTCACCTGATTGCTTAGGATCAGACTAAGCTTTCGCTTAGGCTTCTTCCTCGCACACCCCAACCGTGGTGAAGGTGTCCGCACCGGTGTAGCTCGACAGAGTCACCTCATCCGAGCACGCGACCAGACCGAGGTCTGCCGGGCAACGCTTGTAAGCGATGGGGATGATGTGCTGCGGGCGCAGCGGGCGATAGGCGCGACTGATCTGGTATTTGTGCCAGCCGAAGTCGCCCCATTGATTGCACTCGTTATCCTTGAGGTAGTGCCATTCGAGTTCGCCCATGTGCAACTGGGGCGCGAACTTGAAGCTGCCTTCGCCCACATACCGCTCGGGAACGAGGCGCTCGAACGAACCGTCAGCGATGAAAACGCCGATTTCGTAGCTGGCTTGCAGCCACGTGGGATTCGCTTTGGCATACGCGGTGCCCTTGGACGCGTTCGTCACAGTGGTCACCGGGTTGATCAGGTTCGGAACGCCATTCGTCATGGTGTTGAACCGGAGAGGACGCTGGTCCAGACCGAAGGAGATGCCCCGGTAGGAAGGAGACGACTCAAACCCGTAGGCGGTGAGCATTTCCTTGCCAAGCTGGTAGCTGCCTTGCGTGAGGACGTTGATCGCAGACGCATTGTCGGCGCTCAGTTCCGCACGGAAGTATTCGATCTGATCAGTGCCGCCGATGAAGCGGAAGCTGCCGTCGCTGTAGTAGTCGCCGAACAGAACCTCTTTCAGGTAGCGGGCGATGTAATGCAACGCTTTGAACGTCATAGGACCGTTCGGAAGCTGCGGGAAGAACTTCACGCCGAGATCGGTTTCAGAACCACCGGTAAACAGCGAGTCGAAGTCCCAGTCAGCGTTCGCCACGAACTTCGAGGCGGAACGGAGATACAGTTGCGCGCGGATGTCCGCGTTGGCATACTGGGTCACCAGTCGCTTCAGAGAGTCCTCGGCAACCGAATAGCTGCCCTTGAACGCGGCGTAACCCTGCTTCACGCAGATGTTCGGACCACGCCCACGGAAGCCTTCCAGCCGGACGTTGAATTCCGTGGTGTCGGTCTTGTCTTGGTGACCGGCCTGACCACAGAGTTCGGTTTCACAAACGAAGGTCGGGATGGCGAGAGAGTCGCCGGGAGCCGCCTGCATTTGCACGACGGAACGGATCGAGTCAGAGACTCCAGCGGGGAAGGTCCCGCCTTGAATCACGTTCATATAAGGAGAATTCGCAGCCAGAGTCTTCGCGATAGTCCCGACAATGCGGTTCGTATCTTTACTAGCTACGTCCGAGATTGCGCTCGGATCGTCACAGAAAAATGCCATTTTGGCCTTTCAATCGGAGCAAATTTACCGTGCTCCAGCCGGGCGAGGGAAAACACAACCTCTCTCGCAGGGCGATGATTCACTTGCTTGGGGCCAACAAGCGTAGGCCGTTCCGGCGACGCCACTTCGGAGCGATAAGGCTTCACTAAACGGTGCGCCGGGGGGAAAAAAGTGTCAACGCCCGATTAGCGCGGTGCGAGCCCAGTGGTAAAGACTGTCGTCTTTCACGCCGTGGACGAATGCCCAGCCGTGAGTGCGGAGCCAGTCAAATTCCTTTTGCTCCATGGTGCGTTGTCCGCACCGATTGATGATCTTGGACGAGAATCCAACGCCCCACTGGGTGAACTTGGGGAACAAATAGATATCCCACGGCTCTTTGCGCGGGACCCCCGTGACCGTCACGCTGCGGATCAGCCATTGGAGAAAATCTAAATTACTTGTAGCCATCAAATTCCCGTTCAGATGATGCTGCCAGTGGAAAGTCTCGGACCCAACCAACGAGGTGTTTAAACGCATGAACTCATCGTGACACTCGTTAATCCACGTGTGGGAGATCGGGATGCAGTCCGCCTCGAACGGGAAAATCCACTTATACTCCGGCAGCTTCCCGGACTGACGCCCCAAGTAGAACCACTCCATCAGCGAATACCACAGGACCCAGCAGCCCCATGGGTGCCCAGCCGCGCGCGCGACGCATTTCAGTTTTCGGACGTTAAACTTCCGGGACACATACTGCACTGCCGCTTCGTCGTGGTCACAATCCGCCCGCGCGATGAACACGAAATCGATATCGTCGCGTCGTGTGGGTTCGAGGTCGGCGATGAGTCGAGCGAGGCGCATGGCCTTGTCGATGTCGCCGCGCCAGTATTGAATTGCGATGACGCCTTTTTTCATGATGCGAATTCCTTCAGGAGGTTAACCAGCCGATGCTTCTCAGCGCGAAGGTCAAAAGCGCCCTGCGGAATCCACGCATATGCCCCATTAATCCAATCGCGAAATTCGTCGATAGAAAATTCTGAGGGGCGACACGCCCACCCGCCGAGCCGCCGAACCATCTTGACTCGACTATCATATGCGATCCCCCATGAGGGCGCGCCCCTTGCTGCCACGACTGCTGCGCCGTGAAGCCGATGCCCAAAATACTGTGCCGCATTCGAATAGAGTTCCAGATAATCCTCCGGCTTCTCATAATGATGAATCCGACTGTCGCTCCACCCAAGATCATGTGCTAGAAGTCGCTCTCCCCTAGTGTGTGCGACGAAATCGAACCCAGCATTCCAAAGCGTTGCGAAAATGGTTTGCTGCTTTGACATCCACGCTTTTGTTTCTTTCTCCGACGCTGCGTGTGCGAAGTGCCCTCCGTCCATCATAAAATTACAAAGCCGCTTGTGCCCCAACCCTTGACGGATCGCAAACGCCGAGGGGCAAATGCTCTCGATGATTTGAGGATGGTCAAAGACTGGCTCGCGCGTCGTCAGCTTCCACACTTTCTGGATCACGTAATTGATCGAAAAAACATACTTCGCAAAGTTTGGAATGTCGTCGAGCAAGACGTGACCAACGCCCAGTGCCATAAGCTTACGACGATCCTTCGCAATCCAGTCTTCAAATATTTTATCCCACCACCAAATGTCATAATTATCCTGTTCCGTCGCCCAAAACAGCGGCATGCCGCAGATCACTGCACGGTCGAAATCGCGCGGGCAGTAGTGTTCCGGGTTTTCCTTGTTCAACAGATCGAACTCTGCACCCTTGTCCACCTCTCGAATGAGATTTTGGACGCCGATGCGAGCGAACTCGTCGCCGGGATTCGTTCCCAGTGTAGTAATCAATAGCCACTTCAATCAATGATCCTCCAAGGGCCGCGCAACTCTGGCCAGCGCGAGTGGCCGGGGTATTGTTTCGCGTAGCGATGAAATACCAATGCTGTGTTGGGAAGAACGCCCATCGCGTGCATCGACTCCGCCAAGTTCAAGAAGGATGAGTCGATGAAGTGCAATTCCTTCGCGGCGAGTATCTCCGGCATCCAATCTAGGATGGACGGGCGCTTGTTGATGCGAAAAATTTCGAGATCGTTGGGCAGAGCGTTGGGCCGGATCAAAAAATTCCGGTCGTAGTCCTCGTGGACGAGTGCGATGTTCCTTTTGGGCTCTTTCCACCCGCGCACGAGTCGCGCCGGGAGCCGGAACTCCGTCCACCGTGTGTCGAAGGGAATTTCTGCCTGCCGATACATCTCGCTGTCCCATTTTGCTTCGTTGAATCCAAGCTGATTGAAGTATCCGAGGCAAAGACTGTTCGGGCACTGGGGAATCCACCGTCTTTTCACTTCCTCGTAGTCGATTGCGGCGAGAACCTGCACGTTGGGCACGTCTTCAATAGTGGCGCGCACAGCACGGACGTAGTCGGTTTTTGTAATCCACTTCACACGAGCGTGCTTGCGCGCCAAAACGCGGATGAGCCCGTTCAGCACGAGCGCATCACCAAATTCTAGGTGCCCGAAGACGTAAAAATTTTCAGGAATCTTTACTGCCATAAATTTTCCGGGTAAACTCGATGTCCAACGTGCCCGCAGACGAGCCCCATGTCCACGTAGACCTGATGTCCAGCCTCGCGGGCGCGCCGACAGAAAATTACGTCCTCTCCCACGCCCATATTTGAGACTTTTGTCGCGTGCGCTTGCGCGTTTTCCAACATTTGCAAAGCCTTCAGGGCTTTTTCACCGTCCATCGGACCTTCGCCGAGCATTTTCACGGTGGCATCGACATCTTCGAGCAGCCGGTGCTCGCTACTGGTGAACCAATGACCATTGAGTGCCGGATATTTCTTCACGATGTCGTCGAAAACGCTGCGGTGAGTGAGCGTGCAACCAAATCCCACCCAGTTTGTGGGCTTCACGAGGTCGTGCGGGCCTGTGCGCGCGTAATCCGCTTCGGATTTGATCGACATTCCCTCCGCGTAGACCGGACCCGCGCCGGGACGACGACCAAAATAGAGTCCGCCCACCACAGTTTTCTGATGGGAGAGTAAACGGTCGATGGAATTAAGCCCGGCGAACTTGTCCGGGAACTTTGGCCAGCCGCAGTAGGCTTTAAACCACGGCGCATGCCCGCACGGCACGATCATGTCATCATCCATCCACAGAAACCAATCGAATTGGGTCTTGAGCGCCTCGCGCGCGCAGTTGTTACGCGTGTGCGCCACAAAGGCATCGTCCCAATTCGCCATCAGGCCCACTCGACGGCGGTCGGACAGGTGCGCGATACAGACCGTCGTCAGCGGCGACACTGACTTGTAAGACGGAAGTATCAGCAGCACCTTCTGCGTCAGCGGACGAAAAGAATCCGACACTGGAATCGCCGTTGGTGCGATGCCGATACCCCGGTTGAGGGTATCGGTGCTCATATTACTTGCGGGCGTTTTCGGCCTGCACCTGACTCATGATTTCGTCAAGCGCATCACCAGTCCGGGTGTGGATGGTAGCTTTCTTTTCCGCATCGGGCAACTTACCACCGGGCGGAACCGCCGATTCACGCAAACGAGAGACGCTGGCGTTTTTGAACGACGCGATCTTATCGGTCGCTTCCTTGAGTTGCTTCTCAAGGTCCGTGATACGAGCCTTCGCGGACTCGTAACGCGGCTGAAGATACAGCAACTTGCCCATGCCGAGAATCATGATCGCGCGCATCTCCGGGGAGTCGTCTTTTGTCGCCTCCTGAATGTGCTGATTGATTTCCGTCACGGTCTTGTTGTGCGCTTCGATGGCTTTCTTCGTCGCCTCGTCGGCCCCAGCCGGGACCTGACGCTGCTGGATGAATTCCAACTTCGGCAAATGCTGCTTCAGGTGGTTCTCCGTATCCACATTGTGCTGCGAGGCGGTCGATTCGATTTCCTTTTGGCGCGCCGCCATATATTCCGAGACGTTCGCTTTCGCAGCGGCCTTGGCCTGCTCTTGGTTGTATTCCAAGTTGACCATCTCCGCGATGCGAGACTCCACGATGCGCTGCAACGTTGGGTCCTTGATCTCGGCGAAAACGGCATCGAGCTTCACCTTGTGAGGCCCGCCGTGCTTTTTGATTTCGTTGATGACACCGTCATCGACCTGCTTGTGCTTGCGAAGCTGCGCGTAAATGAACTCAGCGGCGTTCGCGATGGTCTTCTCGTTTTCCTTGAACTTCGGGTCCGCCTCGATGTCCAGCTTGGCGCGCCATTCGCGGAGGGCCTTCACTTCGGTCTCCACCTCGGGAGGAAGTTTTCCAGCCTGTGCAGCCTTCGCTTCGAGTTCCTTCTTCTCGGCTTCGAGGGCGGCGATCTTCTGCTCGCGCGCGCTGATCTCCTGCGCAGCACGAATCTTCACCGTGGCAAAAGCCTCGGCGGATTTGGGACTCGCGCCTTGCGGGAGTGAGGGCGTGTCCTTAAAAAGTTCGTCCGCCTTGGCCTTCTCTGCGGCTTGCTTCTCCGCAGCGGCTTTGTCAGCGGCTTCTTTCTCGGCTTGTTTGGCCGGGTCGTTCGCTTCGGCAGCCGCCTTCTCTTTGGCATCTTTTTCCTCGGCGGCTTTAGCCTCGGCTTCAGCTTTCGCTTCGTCCGATTCCTCGGTCTTCCCCTGAACTTGCTTCAGGATGTCGTCGAGTGCGTCGCCGGTATCTTGGTGAACGCCTGTTTTTGGTGCGAGCGACTGTCCCGAGATATCCTGAGCCTTAAGCTTCTCGGCGACTTCCGCGTTGATCTTACTTGGGTCCGTTTCCAAGTCCGGTTTGGGTGGGGTGTTTTCGTCCGCCATAAAAATTACTTAGCTGGGTTCAGCTTTTCACCGTCCCATTTAGAATCGTCCAAAAGGTCCGGTAAGCTTTCAACTGTTTGGGGCGCAGCCGGTTCGGGCCGGGCCAGTGTCAAAATATTCCGAATCACTTCCTGTGTGCCGAGCAACGTGCCCGCGCGGATCAGAACTTTGTTGGTTTCGCCTTCAGCCAAAAGCGTCGGAGCTAGTTCCGCCAGCTTGGGCAGAAATTTAACTCCAGTTGGACCGCTCAAAAAATTCGCGAGCGCGAGGCGGTCATCGGAATGCCATGTGATTTCGTCGAGGGTGATTTCCATAGGGGTGATATGGGGTTACACTGTTGGGGGTTGTAATTGCTGGTCTTCTTGTTCGATGATTGCTTCCTCCGCGTCGTGCTGTGACGACTGCTGCTGGAGGTCTGCGGCTTGCTGGTCAAGCTGCTTGAGTTGTTCGATTGCCTTCGCCGCGTTATTCACGAGATCGGCGACGGGTTTCAATTTGTCTTTCGGAACGCCCTGCTCCAACGCGCGATTGTAGTGCTCCATGATGTGCGCGATGATCGGTTCGAGTTGCTCCGTCTCGCCCTGACCCTGCATGATCGAGCCCGCAAGTTGCTCCGCGACAGGCATCAGCATGTCGAGGTGGATCATGTGATTATCACGCGGACTGACCGGGACCTGCGCCCCGGACTGGATCAGCATCAGTTCCATCTGCTGCAACCGTTGCTGCTCCGCTTGGACGGTCGGGTCATTCTCCGGCAGCAGCACACGCTTGGCGAACTCGGGGTTTAAACGCGCTGTCAAATCTTCGACTTCAAGTTGGCGCTGATTGTAAAGAGGATTGCCGCGTTTCTCCGCTGCCAACGACACAATCAATTGACGTTGCAACGGGGTAAGATCAGTGACCGTCCCGGCCACAGGTTGCGAAGCGAGTTCGTCCAGTTCTTCGCGGCTCATGTGCTCGAGCAATTCTTCTTGCAACGCCTTCGCATCATCCTCGACTGTTTCCTTGTCGCACAAACGACGCTGCATCGTGCCGACGAGACTGACGAACTGCTCCAGAAAACGAGCGATACGAACGTCCTGCTGTTCTTCCTCGCGCTGAGCGTAAAGATTGACGGCAGCGGGGGAGCGGAAAGCTTCGCCCTCGATCTTGGGCGGCGAGGTCGAACCGATCAACTGATCCACGATCATCCCGAAAAACGCATCGAGTCTGACGAAGTCCTCCACATTACCATCGATCTTTTGCTCCAGCAAAGTCCAGCCTTGCGGGACAATGAGGGCTGCGCCGACGACGCTCATCTTGAACTTGTGAATCTGCTTGATGTCGCCTTGGAAAATTGATTTGCCGGAGAGGATGGAGCGATCCACAATCTCATTGCGCGTGCGGTCGATCATCCCGGCCATTTCGTAGATGTCCCGGCCAACGCCCTTTGAGCCGTGCATCGTGCCATTACCTTTTTGGAATGCGAAAAATGCTACGCAGTCGTCCATGCTATTGAATCGGTCTTCCTTTTCGAAAATGAGATCATACTCGTTCCCGGCCAAACGATAGTGCGAGACCTTGCCGGTAACCTCTCGGACGAGCAGAGAGTAAACCACAACCACGCTCGCGCCGCCCATGTAGGAAGCCCCAAGGGTCAACTCGCGCGCGGCATTTTGATACCACGTCTCCGAGGTGCCGTCACCTAACGCATTGCGGACTTGATTCGGGGACGCCTTATTGATCGCAGTGATGGTTTTTGCGATATCCCAACCAACGGTCTCCGCTGCCTCTTTGTCCTTGATGTAGGCATACAACTCGTGGGGCATGAAAGTTTCGCGAAGCACGACCACCTGAGAGGTGGAAGGAAGCTGCTTGGTGCCGTCCGAGAGATAAATTTCGTCTTGCGCGAACGTCTTCGGAAACCATGTGAACTCATCGAGCCACGCGGGGACCGAATGTCCGAACAGCGCGTTGGTGAACGCGATGTCCTCAACCAAAGTCGTCCAGCCCTTGCGCGCCCGGATCGTTTTGGTGATGTGCTCGCGAAACATCTCCGTCTTCTCGACCGCATTTTCCCAGCGGGACGAGAGGGATGAGTTGGTGAGATACTTCTGAGCGGCGACGGCGCGCACAAACCGAGGCGCGACCTTTTCGATCATGCTCGGGAGCGGCTTCGTGGTAAAATTCTGCTTCCAGCCCAACCCCTCGGCATGTAGCCGGGCGGAACTGTAAGGACGTTCGGCGTTATACTTGGCCAAAATGCGGCCGTTGACGATCTGGCGCTCGCGGTTGGCGGCGATGATGGTCTTCACAACCTCTTGGGCCATAAAGACATCTTTGATGCTGCGCTGGGTAGGCTCACCTGACGCATTTAACGCCGGGCTCTGGATAAGCCCATCTTGCGCCAAGTTTTTTTGGTCTGCCATAACTCTACTAAATTGTGGTGTTTTTACGGAGATTTGTCATTGACTTTTTCGCCTCCAGATGCGTTTCCACTTGCGCTTGGGGCACTGCTCCAGAGCCAGAAAGGTCTTTGCGTCCACGAAACAGGTGCAAATCCGGCACTGCTCGTCTACCAATTCCTCGCATTGCTCGCATGTCTTGCGCCGGTCGCCCCATTCAGCGTCCGTGACGGTGGTCTCATAATCGAGCATCCATGCGAACAACCTGCGCACCTGCGCAGCGGCATAACGAAAAGGAGTGTGCCAACGGAAAATCATTTTATCTTCAGCCAGCAATGGTCCGGGAGATCGTCGCGCTTCTCAGATATCGAATCGAGATGCACCATCACTCCAGTGTCGCGAGAAAATTTCTCGCATGCGTTGAGGCGCGAGTCCGCGTTGCGATTCCGCAAAATGCTCTTGCGCATCTCCGCGATAAAAGTCTGACAGGGCGCGCACCCTTGCTTCAGGGTGATGTTGAACGGACAGTTGGCACACGTCTCGGTGCGCTTGGCTGCCGTCTCGGGGGAAACATAAGTGAGCGTGTCCTTCGCGCGTCGAATCCCAGCCAGCCACGCCAGCACCGCTGATTTAATCGTCGAGCGCGCGGTGGAACTCTTTACCGGAGCAGCGGTGTCTTCGTAACAGTGGCCCGGGTTTCTCTGGCACGCTTGTTCGAGCACTTCTTTTTCCGGGTCTCCAATCGGAAGGTTGTTGAGGCGTCGATATGAGTCCACACGATTGATCACATCACGCCAACTGCGCACGCTCACGTGCGTGGTCCCGTCCCTATCCTTGAAGATGTATCCGCCTTTGGGAAAAAGATTAACGTTGATCTTTTGCATATTAGTTTGGGCTCATCTGCAAAAATTCCGACATCGTGGATATCTCCAGCGTGTCCTGTTCCATCGTTGGGTCGTTGCCTTGGCCGCTGCCGTTCCACCAGCCATCATCAGACTCGGTCGATGATCCTTCGCCTATGTCCTCGCCCGTCATGGAAGGGACGAGCATCGCACCGCGCCGGACAGCATGAACGATCAGGGTAAGCGCATCCGCTTCGTCTGGTGAAGAAAAACCACGGCTCATGAAATCTTTCTTCGACTCCACCTTTGACTTCGCGCCAGAGGGACGATACTTCCGCTGCGTCAGTTGCGGAGTGAGTTTCGTCATGTCTACGTTGGGATGAATCATGAGGAATCCAAACTCGCCGAACGCCCGCAATGCAAACCACAGTTCCGTGCAGATGCGATCATACATCTCGTTGGCCGGATCGGAGTCCTGCTGCATGATGCGCGAGTCGCTGCAACCTCCAGAGTAATTTACTCCGTGGATGGCACCGCTCCACATGTTCTTCATCAGGTCGAACGCGCCCACGCCGTGGCCGGTCTTGTCGCACGCAAAGTATTCAGGCCGGATGCCGGACCTGCGACACAGTGCGATGAGTTGATCGGCCATGAACACACTGTCACCCTTGGCCAGCGCGAAAATACTGTCCACCTGAATCACGGTGCGCGGGATCACACCCTGAGTGTTCTCGTCGCGGAACATTACCGTCTGGCCGTTTGGAAATTCCAGAGAGGGTGGCAGCTTGACACCAGTGGCCTTCCCCCAGCGGCCCATCGCGAACGCGGCTGCTGCGCCACCTTCGAGCGCGAGGTCGCACCCGCCGCAAGGCTTGGGTTCACCATACCAGATGTATTCGCCGCGCCACTTCGTGAGCATGCCCGGGGGAATGATCGTCAGTTCCACACCCGAAGGTGGGTAAGCGCCGCGCGCCATCGAAAAGTATCCGCCTGCCTGACGACCGCCCGCGTTACGCGCGATTTTCTCCAGACCAGTGCGCGTCTGCAAGCCGGGGAACACCATGCGATTCTGGAGGACGTTCTCCGACTTCTCGCCATCGAGCCGGATCACATCCCAGCCGCGCGTGGACTTCCATCGGTAGTGCGTCTCCACATCGAAGCGTTCCCAACCGAACGGTGGCTCAGCGCGCTTGCCGACTTCATCGGTTTGGTTCGTGGGATTGTAAGCGCCGAAGATTTTGAAACCACCTCCGTCTTCCTCTTGAATCTGTGACAGGACGTTGTCCACATCGGACCAGAGGCCCCCGGGGACATTCTCAATTTCGTCGATGAAAATGAACATGCGCGACTGAGGCCCGAAGATCGGATGCTCGCGCGTGCGCGGTATGCGCTTGTTACCTTGCAAGCGACTCGCTTTCTTCACCTTCCCGATTGGGATGACGACGCCCATCATGCACGACACCTGATTGCGACGATCCAGCCCGATGAATAGCTCGCCGACCTCGCCGGGCATCGGCAACTTCGCAGTCTCATGCAACCGCACGAGGTGTGAAAAAAGATTTGCCTCCAAGTGCGCTTCGCTGGGGCCGAGAACTTTTACCGTGGTCCACTCCGGGTCACGAATCCATTCGAGGAACAGACGCACACCAATCCCATACGACTTGGAACAGGATGCCGCGCCCATGATGAGACCCATGCTGGACTCATCGAAAAATTTCCAGAGGTCCTGTGTGTATTTTGGCTCGGGCGTGAACTGCGTTGGAGACCAGAGCAGTTGCGCCGCTTCCTCCATGCCGCCATTGTTCAGCAGATAGTGCAGATAAGTCTGGAGCGGGGGCAGAGTCTTGACCGGACTGTCGGAGTCCACTATGAACTTCAACCGGGCAAAGTCGGTGACCATCTGCGCGGCTTCGCGCATCTGTTCTTTATGGACCAGTGCGGCCACTTCCTTTGCGAAGGGTCGTAGATTCTCCGGGAGCATTACGGTCGAAACTTGCGAGCGCGGCTCTTGAAGAACCTTTCGAGCGCCGTCTTATTCATCTTCACCTGCGAGCCGTCGAAGGGCGCGAACCACCCGCCACCGACCGCGTGCATCGCCAGAAGTGGGAGCATCCCGGGACGATCCTTTCGCCGGGCGTAGAATTTACTCCGGCGCGCGTGCCGGGCGGTGATCAAGCGCGGCTTATGCCCGAGGTCACGCCAGCGTCGTTCCCAGTGGACTACCAAGTCCGGTTGATTCTTCGGAGCACTGGGGGAACAGTCATAGTATGCAAATACTTCCATAAATAAAAATGGGGCACCAATCTACCCCTCATCGGGGTCGAGAGCCGTGCCCCATTGGCAGCGTTACTCTTGTTCAGACCTGCACAGGTGCTCTCTACTAAACTGTGCGTTTATCCCAGAGCATATACCACGAGAAAATCAAAAGGCCCGAAGATTTCTCTCCGGGCCTTCGGGTGGGGATGTGGGAAAATTTAGTAACCGCGCTGTTTCTTTTTGCGTTTCTTTGGCACGAGTCTGCCTTTCTCTTGGTCTTTGGGGCGCCCGTTGAGGTAATCCGGGTGAGCCCCGTTTTGAATGCGCGCGCGCCGGAGCGCGGGTTCCTCATCTCGTTTAAACGCAGCGACCACTTCGGCCCGGCGTCCATTTATAAACTGTAGCAGTGCATCATTCATGGTTGATTACGAAGCATTTGATTGAGATTGTTCTTCGTCCACTCCCGGCCCATGCGGGTTTTAATTCCGCCCTTGTTGAGCCAGTAGACAATATCCGTAAGTGACATCTTCTGCCGCTGCCACTGCCGGATTGTCTCCAGTGTCGCGCGTTCCGCCCCAGTGCGCCCATATGGAAGGACGCCTTCGCATCGGCCCGTCAGTTTCCGTTTTCGCTCGCGCGCAACTCGCAACTTCAAAACTAGTTGCGACTTTTCCCACTCCGCAAGCGCAGCGATAATCTGGCGAATCAATTTGCGAGTTGGATCGACTTCATCGTTCGCCATATCAATGAGCGCACCTTGGTCCGCCGAAAAAACTTTGATTCCGCGCTTACGGAGTTCGGTGAGCAAAATTTCCGAGACCATCAGGTCACGGGCGAGGCGGTCGAGCCGCTCTACAACGACGGCGGAGATATCCTTCTTATTCTCGATGTAGGCCACCATCGCCGCGAACGCTTCGCGGTCCATCGCCTCCACCGTCCCGCTGACGCCTGCCTCCAGATACGTCACCGCGAGATTTACTTTGTGAGCCTCGCAGAATTTCCTGATCGCGTCTTCCTGACGCTGCGGGCCGTCACCGCTAATCTGGCCAGTGCTGCTGACCCGAATGTAGCCTACGACGTTCATACCGGGATGCTGAAAATGTCTCCGAGAAGTGTGTGCTGTTCAAACGCAGGAACGATGCCGATCTGCATCATGCGCTTCCACATATCTTGGCCCACGTGCCACCAAGTTTTTTCACCGGCCTTTCGGGCGACGATGATGGGAGCGCCATGACGATTGCGGGACCAGCGGGCTTCCAATCCCGCTGAACGTAGCGTCTTGACTGAATACTTCATGCAGCCACTATAACATGGCTGTCAAGTCCCGTCAAGAGTTGTCGTCCCAAGCGGCGTTGCCCCAATTGGACCAGTTCACCTGATCGAACGAGACTCGGCCACGATACCACAGACCGCCCGGTTCACCCTGTCCGGTGAAGTCGAGGGTATGATCTGCCCCGGGCGTCGCGACACCGGCAAGAAAGTCGGTGAAAGGACCACCAACATCAGGGGCGTGCTGGACCTGAAGATAACCGCCCGCGAGCGTGGGGCTGACGAAAAAGGTGTTGACGTTCACCCACGCAAACAACGGGACGTTCGGGAGCACGAACACGGGGGTTGACCACTGGGTCACCGGATCAGCGTTGCCGGTGGTATACGCGGCTCGGGCGAATTTACCGCCCGCACCACCTAAGGCCAAATTCAACGGGGACTGGTCTACGGGATATTCAAACCCGTTAGTCCAACCACTAACCCCGTCCTCGGAGGTCTGAATTAAAACATAGTGAGTGTTCAGATAAGCGCCGGGGTCTGCAATCTGCGCTTCCTCATCAGCGATGGATACCATCACCGGACCCTCAGGCAATAAAGGGAGCGCCAAAACTTTCAACCACAGATCGTGAACCGAGTCACCGCATTTCGGGCACACACCCTCTGCTTGGAGCCATTCGACAAGAAGGTCCCACTCGTTGTCGCCGGGCTGCGGCGTGCCGCCTTTGATGATCACCACCTTTACCAACAGATTGTAAAAGTGATCCCCTTGCGCGGGAGTTCCACCGATGTCACGCAGATAACGCGCGAGCAGATCGCGAAGCGAGTCGCCTTGACGGGGGACGCCGCCTACCGACTCGACGAGTTTCCAAAGGATGTGATATTTTCCGTCACCGGGTTGTGCTGCCATAATTAATTTACACTAAAGGTTTTCACTTGCACTTCCCTGTTCGCCAGCCCGTTCAACAATCCATCGCCGGGGCACCAGTCGCCACGCACCGCCCAATGCAGCACCGCGCCGTTTGCAAAATCTTCGATCACGCGCACGGGCACGAAGTTCATGAACCCGGGGCCGACGACGCCACCACAGGTGAGGCCGACAACATCTCCATTGTGCGTGCGAAAAATTGGACCACCACTTGAACCGAAGTAAGCAGCGAGTGCCGCTTGATCGGTCATCTCCCATGGCCAACCCTCGGGCTTGAGACCCACCTGTGAGAGGATGCCATTACTGACACTATCCTCGAACGCGATCCCTTGAACATTGCCGACATGAGTGAGCGGAGTTCCCACGGCGATTGGGGCCGAAGGCGCAAACTCAGCGGCGCGAAAATATTTAGCCGGAGCATCGAGCCATAGAAGCGCAACGTCGCGCGCCTTGTCTCTGCCGATGACGACCGCAGTGAACTCAGCCTGCCCGGCACGATGGCCTTCGGTGCGGATGTTCTTCACGATCTTCACCTTGTTGTCATTCTCAACGACGTGGTTCGCGGTCCAGATGAACACGCGCGTTCGGCCCTGCTCGTTGACACGTTCCATCACAACGCCAGAGCCTTGACCATCGCTGGCCTGAATGAGCACAACCGACTGTTGCATGCGACAGTAGTCCACCTTTGTCGAAATGGTCCGGCTGCCGACCATAGAGGCGGTAACCAGCAATGCAACAGTCCACGCGCCGAGGCGCGACTTCAGGAATTTCTTCAGTCGTGTGTTCACATTAAACAGTGCAGTGCAGGAATGAAAATGGCAAGGGATTCCCGCCGAAGCGGGAACCCCGAGAGGATTACGGAGTGACCGTCTCGACGACCGGCGTGCCCGGCTTCGTCGGAATGTCAGGACCGTTACCGATGTCAGACTCAGGCCCGGGACCGGCCACGTTATGCGCCTTCACTTTGAAGCGATAGACGCCCGTGCCGACCGTCACGTCGCGAGACGTAGCGGGATTCAGACCCAGCGATGCGAATGCCCCACCGTTGGCGGATTGGAACAGTTCGTAGTTGAGCACCTGATCAGCAGGCGGATTGGCGGGCCAAGAGACCCTCAGTGTATTTGGCATAGGTTTCCTTTTGGTTACGACTCGGATTATTCCGCGTCACCCAACAGTGCAAACCTCAGTGAAGATCGTCAACGAAATCTCCGGCGTCTTCCAAACATTTTATGAAGCCGAGATATTTCGTGTTATTTTCGTTGTGTCTGATCCACAATCGGAACGCTTTTCGGATGCGTTTAAACAGTGCTTTCATTTTTTCACCAAAAGTTGGATCAGAAGCCGGATCGCCTCTTTCATCTCTTGGTCGCAGAGACTCCCCGCAGCCAGTAGCTTCAGACGTTCTATGGGCGGGAGTTTCAAAGTCGCCTCGCGATCATCGCGCATTTTCTTTGCCTGCGCCGTGGCTGCCTCCGCATAGACGCCGATGCCGATTACAATATAACCGTCCGAGCAACGCAAGAATTGTCGCCAGTAGCCCGGCGTGGGGTGCCCCATGCAATCTGTATCCGGGGCCATCCAATGCGGCGGTTCATCAGAGAGATGTTTCGCAGCGGCGAATGTTTGTCCAGCAATGCTTCCGTATAGTCCGATCATGGAGTGATCTTACCAGATTCCGGCGCGCTTGTCAAGAATATCTTCCGACGTGGTCCCACTGGAACCGGCGCGTGTAATCAACCA